TCGCTCTGTGACCCATCATTTTTAATGATTTTCAATTCATACATTGTCGTCATCCTCCAAGTTTAATCCAAGTTCTTTCTTAAGTTCTGCCGCAGTGTACCCAATGTAGTGTAGGTAATCCGCAACTTCTGCTGCATGGTCATAGATCAAGTCTTCAATATCACCTTTCTCAATCAAGTCAATGACCTCTTGTGTCGTACCTTTGTCAGCCCTCTCAAAGTTAACAACCTTAGGGTCCCTCTTGATAACAAGCTTAGACCAATCAGCCTCAATAAGAGCAGGTACTAGTACACGCAGAAAGTCAAGGTCCTGTGTCTCATATTTGGTATGTTGTTTCTCATACCCCACACTTAGATTAGTGCACTCAGGTATGTCGTCCCGATACTCATTGGAGTCAGTGAATACACCGTGCTTATCCTTCTCCATACCTAAGTCTAGAATGTCAATAAGAGAATCAGCAAACTCGTCAGAACAAGTACGGTAACTCATCTGGTGTGTCACCACAGACTTAGTACCATATCTGTCAAAACTGATAGCAGCCTTAGCGTATTCCATCCAAGATTGCTTACTTAATACCATACCACTAGAGCCTAGGCAACCTACTTCTTCACCTCCATGGACAATATAGATGCCCGGTACCTCAGCTTCAATCATCTCAAGAATGATCCATAGCCCTGTCGTACAGTCAGCCCCAAGGCAATCACCCTCAGGAGTATAAGCTGTATCAAGGGTTGTCTCTACTGTTTGGAAGCCCCCATTGAAGTGTACCGTGTCATGGTGAGCCATGAAGGCAACCTCAGGGAAGCTACCATCGTCATTTAAGATAGTTGTGAAGTAGTTACCAAATTCATCTGGGTTACCGAATACAGGCTCAAGATACAACTCACAAAAGACTGTCTGTGCGATACTACCTTCAGGACGCTGCCACCTAAGCATATCTAATAGGTAGTCAATGTCTGGTGTATAGGTCATGCTGTTTCCTTTTCTTTTTCATAGATGTAATCACCTTCATCGTCAAGCACCATGTACTTCTCTGCGTACTCCTTGGAGACGAGACCGTAGGGGCCAGAGTTAGAGAGAAGGTCGTCAACATGCCAGACGTCACCAGTAGGCTCACACTCTCCATAGTCTCCACTGTAGCTGCTCATCCACACACTGTCAGTACCATAGCGAGTAGACACGTAGACCATTATAGCATCGTCAATGTGAATCTCATTACCATCTTCATCCTGCACGAAGGTATCATTGTAACAGCAGTCACAGTAGAAATCACCAGCCTCTGAGGTGCAGAGTTCGTCTTGATCTACCCCCTCTTCACAACCACAACAATGGTAACGAGCGCCCAAGCCTGCAAAACCTTCAGTACCCTGTGCTTCATAAGGGCCACTAGAAGTCAACCGGAACCCATCGTCATACTCTTCAAACTCTGCAGGACCGACATCAATGTAGGGCATAAGAACTTCTTTATAACAAGTCTCAATACGGAGAAGCTTAGCACCAGACCAGTCAGAGTAACTACCCATAACACAACCCATCTCCTTAATATGAGCCTCCAACATGTCAAGAGATTTCTCATCCACACCATAGCAAGGACCAGCTTGAGGTTTCTTACCCTCAGAGACACGAGTGTAGACCACACAACGACCAGCTACACGATCCTTATCATCCTTAAGGTAGATGATCGTAAAGTCACCTGAGGCATAGACGATTGCTGGGTGTCTCTCACTAAATTCAAACTCACCCTGCATACAAGAGTTCTTAAGGGACTTCCTCATCTCGCATGTAGAGGGGGTAGCAGAGGGTGCAACTTCTCCAGCGTATGCGTACTCAAAATCATCTGACTTGGTACCTACATGGAGCGTATAGGACTTCTCAGAGTATATCTCACGGTACTTGTTCACGAAGTCTTCAACCTCAGCATCAGATACATTTGGTTTAAGCATACGGAAGAACTTACCGGGCTTCATCTTAGTCTTACGGTTACGGAGGTAATCACGGAGATTAACGTAGCACTCAACTGCGGCATCATCAATGGGGTTAGCACAAAGAAGCCTGTTGTACACAAATACATCATAACCCCAAGTATGACTAAAGCCAGACCTATCCCCCTCCAAGTTACCTAACTGCTCAATAGTCTCAACACCACGAGCCTTGAACCAATCCGGCACTGTACCCATATAGCGTTGATTACCTTCTGCATCTACATGGATGAGACGTTTATTGTTCCAGTAGAGAAGAAGGTCATGTATATTACACCAAAAAAGACCCGGAATATTAAAGTCGTTGGTTGGCTCATAAAGATTCTCAGTATCTTCAAGGCGGTGTGGGTTCATCAAAGTCCCACCATAAACCATTACACGGTAGATACCTTCAACCAAGTACTCTTCTACAATCTTAGTAGCCATTGTCTTTCTCCTAGTAGTTAGCCTCAAGCATCCGATTAAGGTCATGCGAGGTAGGGTTAATATTCAAGTCTTCAAGAAGTGAGGCAGCATCATACCCCACATTCCTTAGTATGTCTGCAACTTCTTCTGGGTAGTCACTGCACAATTCAGCAAGGAAGCTAGTCTCTGCCCTAACTGCTGACTGATAGCCCCCACTGTCGTTGTAGTAGTTGTCACCCCATGGGTCAAGGGAGGACCTAAAGATCATATCACGAGGGTCCCTTACAATATCCAGAGCACCCCAATCAGCATCAATAAGATTACCAATAAGTTCCTCTAGGTAGTTAAGGTCCTGAGACTCATTGACACTATGCTGGTTGTAGTAACCCACTGAGATATTAGTACACTCAGGGATGAAGTGGATGTACTCAATGCTATCAGTGAAGGCACCAGTAGGATCAGGTGTCAGGTATGGCATACCCAAGGTGGACGACAAAGAAGTAGCAAACTCATCTGAGCAGGTACGTTCTCCCATCTGGTGCGTTATGATAGAAGTAGTTCCATACCTGTCGAAGCTGATAGCTGCCTCAACCTTGTCAAGATAGGGTGGTCTACGTTTAGCCAAAGCCTTAGAGCCTACACACCCAATCTCCTCCCCTGCATGAATGATATACACACCCGGTACATCAGCCTCAATCATACGAAGGATAATGTATACACCAGTTGTACAGTCAGCACCGAGACAAGACCTACTCCAGTTCTTCTCTGCAAGGGATACATGACCCTTACTACTTACGTGGATACGTTGGAAGCCTTGATCTTTGTGCACTGTATCATGATGAGCCATGAAGGCAATCTTAGGGTACTTAGAGCCTACCAAGAGGAAGTAGTTACCATCCTCATCAGGTTCACCAAAGACAGGCTCTAAGTATTTCTTACAGAAGAGGCGTTGGGCATTAGAACCCTCTGGCCTCATGTAGTTTAACATATCAAGTAGTTGTTGCATTTGCTTCACCCATTAGTTCACCCCTTAGTTCTTGATACCTCTGAATTGCACTACGTAATTCTGCCATATCACGCTCATATCCGGTGGAGACAGTTACTGTAGAGCAGGCATTTGATGAAGGCTGAAAGGTACCTTCAGTACTTGGTTTTTTAATCACACGCCTAAACTCTGCAAGACCAGTAGCACCTGAAGCATTTACAGTTCCTGTGCAGTCTTTAACCTCATAGCCACCACCGTAGTAGTAGAACATGTCATCCGCTGGGTTAAGCATCAATTTAGTGTGATCTAGGTCAATGTAAGGTAGTACCTTGTAGTCATGACAATCATCAGTATGATCAATGTTTTTAAATCGGGCACCCTTCCAATCCCTAGAGATAGCAATAGTAACACCCTCTGCGGTAAGCCTTTCAACAAAAACAGAGTAAGCCTTGTTAGAGACACAGTAGATAGGTGCCCTTGTGTTGGTCAAGGTACAGATCACAGTACGAGCAAGCATTAAGCCTTCCTCATTGTACAGGGTAGCAACCTTGAAATCACCAGTATCATAAGCAGTAGCAGGGTGAGCAGGGTAACCGTCCTTTCCTACATAGTCATACCGCATACAAGAGTTGTATTGGCTCTTCTTGTCGTTAGTAGTATCGAAGTAACTCTCCTTCATGAACTTACCAGTGAAGGCTTCTTCAAAGTTGTTACCCTCAGTGTACACCCAAGCTGAGGTATCAACAAGGTACTCACCATTTACAGCAGAGGATACCTTCTCTAGGTCATAGTCATCTATATCAGGGATGATCTGTTTGAGCATACGGCCCACCTTACCTACACGGTGCTTAGCGTCAGGCTTAGGGCGAAACCCTACTTGATTGTTGACAACCCTAAGGTCATGGTACATCATCAACTCCCTGCGTGATTGAGCAAAGGGTAATATACCTGAGATAAAGTCACACAAATCCTCATCTCCACGGTGGATACAAGGACCGTACTCACCTATAATCTTGAAGTAGTCTGTATACCTAGACATTCTTAATACTCCTTATGCTGATTTTCTGAGTACAGTGGACACTGAACATTCAAGACTCTTAGCTATTGCAGCAATAGTCCAACCTTGTTTACGAAGGATTTTAACAGCCTCGCCAGATACATTCATATTGAGCTTACGTACCAGTGTTGGTGTACCTACATCGAAGGACTTAATCTCCTCTTCACTCATAGGAAAGGGGACCATATCATCCAACTTGATAGGCTCACCATTAAGCAAGGGTTGTTCATCTTCATAGACGATAATAGTCTCACGGTCACGGCTCCAGCGAGTACGCATCCCCTTAAAGTTAGAGTTATAAGGTGATACACTCATACGAGTAACCTGCTTCTTGTTGGTCATCTTCAGAACACGCAAGGGTGTCTTATAGTAGAGCACTTGCTGCCCATCCATCTGGTTGTACTTGATGATTGCTTTTACTTGTACAGTTTTCATTGTCTCATTCCTTTGTTTTGTGTTTATGATAGAAGTAGATTAAAATGTCGATATGGTTTCAGTGGGTTGATTTGATCGGCGCTCTTCGATGATATCAAGGATAGCCTTAACCATATCTAAAGCCTCCTCCTCACTCATGTGGATTGTGTTACCCTCGTTATGGTGATCCCAAAGAGCTACGACACCGTCATAGTTATAGTTTGCAGATACTTCACCCACTACAAAGGTACAGACAGAGTTTCCATCGTATGAAGAAGCTACCCCCCTGAATAGTTTATTCTCTGGCATCTATTCACTCCACAAATAGTAGGTATTTCCGTTTGGGTCAGTAATCTCGCCATCACCTGCCCGCACGTCATTAGGGTACAGAAATGCGATACGTTCCTTGGCGTCCTCAAGGGACAAAGCCTTAACATCACCTAGACAAGCACCACTGTCTGTTTCAAACCAATAACTATACTCATCCATCGTACTCACTCCACTCATAGAACCAGCCCCATTGTCCGAGACCGAATGTTACCCCATCCACAGTAGGATAGGCCCAAAAATTACTGCCCAAGGTATAGGCAAAGATTGCGACAAGAAGGTATCTACTCATTATACACTCTCCTGCTTATTAAGCCTAGATCGCAGTGCCATCCAGCGTTCACCACAGGCTGCACTTGTAGCTCCACTCCTTGTGGCATGGTACAATGCTTCCCCCTCATCCACACCTTGTTTAGGTGCATAGATAGGGCAACCACCAGCTAAGGCCCTCGCTTCACGCTCCGCAAGTCTTAGTTGTTCAATAGGAGTACTCACTTCACCCTCTCCACGATTACTTGGTTCACGTCACGCATCCGGTAACGCCATCCATGTTTACGGACTAGTTGGTCCACGATAATGTCTTGAAGTGATTGCTCACTGTTGTATGCAGGTGCATCACAAGGGATAGGCCCACGTCCGTCATTATAGTCAAGGTAAGTCATATCACATCACCTCTCTCACGCAGGTAATCTCAAGGATGTTGCAATCCACATCTTCACCCACCTCACCATGGAAAGACTCAAAATACTCACAAGCCTCTGCAAGACTTTTACCGTAAATGTTTTGACTGTATCTTCCTGTAACACGCCAGTCAGCGTCATGAGTTACCCACTCAAAATAGTATTCCATTGTTCCTCATCCTTCCTTATACGTAACGCCATTCGGTGACTACAGGACACCGCATAGAGTAGTCACCATTCTCGTCGGAAACCTCTTCAGGCCAGAACCAATCCATTTCTTCACCCTCTTCGGTGATGGTAACCGTGTCTTCGTCCCCGTCGAAAAACTTTACCTCGACAGTGTTGACCATCGCAGGACGCTCATAGTTAAAGCCACCACGGTATTCAACCCATACATTTTTATTTTCCATCACATCATTCCTTCTGTTGGTAGGTGAAAAGAATAATGCACCCCAAGCCTAACCTTAGAAAGATTAGAGTTAGGGTACACATTTCAACTCACTTATGAAGCGGCATTAAGTGCAGCTTGGAGTGCAGCAATATCTTTTGTCAATTGTGCCTGCATCTCCATCTTTACAGCCAATTCATCATAGCCCTTGTCCACGGCTGATTTTGTGGTTCGTTCAATTGTGGATACTGCAAATTCATGTGTTTGTTCGGCTGATTTAGGTGCAGCATCTTCCTCACTTTTAGGTGCAAGAGCCGCCTTGATCGCAGTGCCACCCAATGAAACTTTCTTCTGGACCAGCGCCATCACTTTGGCAACAGCACCTTCATTAATATCAGCATCCCCAATTGTTACACGCAATCCGGTTGGTTGTTTCTTGTCCACGTCAATCTTGATCCCCGGCAACACGGCTTCACAAACAATCCGCAAGTTAGATACCGCCTTGCGGTCCCCGTCTGCGATACCATTGGCGAGGTGGTTTGCAAGCAACGTCCAATCACCGTCAGGACCTTTAGCGACACGGATACGGTCGATTGTGCCTTCAATAATATTGGCACCATTATTCTTACGTGCAGTCCACCAAGCACGGCTTTGCTTTTTCATGGCTTTGGTGTCAACTTGCGTGGTCACGGTCAGAGCATTAGCGGTCGATACATTTACAGCGTTCATTGTAGAAGTCATCATCTTATCATTCCTTTTAAAGATGCAGAATTACATCATAAGGCACAACCTAAAAGATTGTGACCTAGCTATAATTCCATAGCCCCCTCATGGCGTACAATCGTTGCACGTCCAGAATTATACTGGCGGGTTTTGGCAAGCCCCGTGTTTACCACGACCTGCGACCAGTCCACTGTTTTCTATTAATCTGGACCAGCCACAATGGGAGCCGCGTTTTGTCATACGTCCATGATCGGTTTTCACCTAGGAAGTTCAGATTGCCTTAGGGGCACAAAATGTCAAAGAGCGTTGGCGTTGATCTGATTTCCGGTATCCTCTTTTCACTCCGCATCTAATCCAGTCGCAACCTTCTTAGACACCGCAAGCGATCCAATTCAACTTTCTATCCAGCACCGACCCCCTTAGTCCCGTGGGGGCTTACCGTCCCGACCCCCTGTTCCGTTTGGGCCGTTTCGATGAATCACTTAAATCACAGGTCTTGATTGGGGTAAACAACTATTTTTACTTTCTTATAAGTGATTGAAAACAAAGGATAAATCGACCTATGTTCTACTTTGTTCCTGATTCGTTCCTGATTCGGTCCCCCATTTTCTGCTGTAGGTTGTGAAATTAGTTTAGTGCAACTTAAGGTAGTCCTTTTTATATTATATAGTATACGGTTTTTTAGCATTCCAGCAACCTAGAGGTGATCAACTAGGGATGACAGTAGTGGACCCCTAACTATACCTGAAGGATACCGTTCCTGATTCGTTCCTATTGTGTTGCAAGAAAGACACGTCAACAGATTAATCGTTATATTCAATAAACTGAATGTGATTAAATAATAGGCAGATAGGCGACAAAGTAACGGGATGTTACAAGATGGCTTAAACCTTGAAACAATGTGATCGGATAAAGAATGAACAAGATAGGAACAGAAGTGAATACCGCGAAACAAGCCCGCTAAGCTGTCAAGTCGGTGCGCCCCCTAGTCGTTCTATATCAGATTGAAGCCGCCCCCTTGCGCCCCCTTATATCGCCGCTATGGGCTTGGATATGTTAGCAGTAGAGTGAAGATATATTTAGTCGCCTGTTGGTTGTCTTGTATGTTACATTCGGTGTACGGTATGTGGTATGTAGTGTGTGATATGTGGTATGGTAGTTACATGAAACTTTCTTTCCTGCGAGTGAACAACCTAATAATGTAACAGGCATTAACATTCGCACCCGTATGGTGTTCTCTTTTTGTTCTCCTTTTCGTGTGATTGTATTGTATCCTCGGCGGGAAACCAACACGTGTATAACCCTTAGGTTGTAGGGGGGAGGCAGGGGCCATGGCACCTAGGTACGTACGTATATACCACCAATGACAGCGGGGGGTATTTTAAACTTGTTAACAGGGGAGTGAATTATAGCTAAATAGGCCTTATTTAAAAGAACAAGCGTTCAATTAATGGGAAATGTGAGTAAATTAAGTTAGAGGCTCTGTAAGGGGCCTTAGAATGCCTTTACGATCTTTCGGGGGTAGCCCTAGCCTAGCACTTAGAGGTACCCCTGTGAGCCTCCTGAGGATCGCTGTGAGGATACTTCTAGATATGGAGGGTAAATCTTAGGGGTTTGGCGGGGGAAAGCACTCAGTTATTAGGAGAGGTGGTCTGAAAGGTAAAATTGGCTAGGTTTTATTACCAATTAGGGGGATTTGGAAAGAAATGTTAGTTTAAGGTGTGACACGTTGTCGCACTTAGTGACTTTTTTACCACTCTTGTAAATATTTAGCTTGACAAAAGGACCAAAATGCGGTATAACTCCCTTTAGGGAACTTAAAGAGACTACTTAAAGTTTAAACTCTAAGGTTTTAATATTACTAAGTATATAAAGATAATAAAGAACTTAAAGAGATAACTTAAAGCTTAAACTTAAAGTACTGCTAAGAGATTTTATTACTTATCTGGTTCATAAGAGATGATAAGAACTTAAAGTTGAAACTTAAAGTACTGACTCTAGTCCTGTTCTTACCTTTGTCGTATAAAAATAATAATGAGCTTAGAGTTTAAACTTTAAGTAGGGGGCTTATAGGGCTAAGTCTAGTTTCTTCTGTCGTCCCCCTTATTTTATGTTGACTTCCAAACCTTAATGAGTATAACTTCATGAAAACCCCACAAAGCGACATGATACTTGAAGAAGTCTATGAGGCTCTTATCTCAGATAAGATTCATAACTTTGATCACATGCATATCCCCCGTTCAGATGTCTTCTACGCTAGAAATGCGTACTACAATTACTCAGGTGACTGGGTAGACCTTGATCGAATGGAGAGATGTATGTATCTTGAAGGTATGCTGAAGGCTAGTGACGTCAAGGACCCTAAACGAAAGAGAGACTGGGAATGAGCTACACACTCGGAAAAAGAAGTTTGAAGAACTTGAGTGGTGTGCATCCTGATCTCTATGCTGTGGTCAAACGTGCTATCTCTTTTACTGATCAAGACTTTACTGTGATTGAGGGACTTCGTACTATTGAACGACAGAGGCAGTTGGTGAAGAAGGGTTTCTCCAAGACGATGAACTCCCGTCATATCACTGGTCATGCTGTTGATGTCGTACCCTATCCTATTGCACACCGTCTTAGCTATCCAGACTTCCAGTGGAAGAACGTAGCTGATGCTATGCTTGATGCTGCCAGTGACCTCAAGGTAGACCTTGAATGGGGTTACGCTAAGTGGGGGTGGGATAAGCCACACTACCAGCTAGCTTGGCGGAGCTACAAGTAATGACTGATAGCGATGACCTAAAAAGGCGGGTAACTGGTGTTGAGGCTTCTATCGGTCACCATGTAACACGATTAAATTTATTGGAAGTAGCGGTGGCTTCAGAACGAGTTAGAAGTGACAATATTGCTACTGACCTATTAGATATTAAAGATACATTGAAGTGGCTTGTGAGGCTTATTATCTCTGCCTTAATACTGGCTGCTATCGGCTTTGCTCTTGGTGGAGGGTTCGTCCTTGGGTAAGCATAATCTGGTCTTAGGGTGGTCACTTCTTCTGATTGTATCCCTTATCAACTTCATTCCTTACTTCTCAGAGTGGAACCAAACTCAACCTTATACGAAGGTCAAACGAGTGCATGTTGACTGGGAAGGCCTAACTGGGCTAGAGATTATCTATACCTTCTATAAAGTAGGAGAGTGTGAGCTTAAAAACTTCGCAGTAGTAGGGTTTAATAAAGGTGTACCTAGCTACCTTAATTATACTGATCTGGATAAGTCTGTACCCTTCAATCGTGAAGAGGGTGACCAAGCACTACAGATTTCTATTGACCTAGAGGGTAAGTACTACGACAAGGTAGAGATTAGGACTACACACCTTTGTACCTTCCCCGAGAAGGAGCCAGAACTTGTCAACCGAATCTTCACCACCATCTACCAAGAAAACTTTTAAGAGGGAAGTAGCTCTATTACTCTTCATCTTCCTTGCATATGTCGTGGAGACTAAAGATGTTGAGATTGTCGAAGCCCTTGTATGGCCTACCTTTACCTTTGCTGCACTTGCCTACGGTATGGACTGGTTTGGTAAGTCTGGTTCTAATACTCCTCTTGGCGGGATGTGGGGCAAGTCCTCTCAGTCTCCTGACCGGAGGGGGTCCGAACGTAGCGGCGAACACTCAAGTGGGGAAGGAGAATACCCAGACGATAGGTAACTCTACCCAGCAAAAATTTGGGGAAAATAAAATTGTCTTAGTCTCTGCTCCATCTGGTGAAGGTGTTGATGTAAGTCTAAGGCCACCTAGTAGGACCCCAGAGATTAAGCAGGTACAGAACGAGACTAACTACGAACTACCTACTTGGGTCTGGATTATCGCAATCCTACTTTTTATTATCGGATGGACAACTGATACCCCCGGTACAATTCTAAAGAACTTTAAGAGGAAGAAATAATGCCTAGCTCGAAGTCGTATAAAAGAGACTACAAGCAAGAAGGTAAGTACCACGCTACTGCTGACCAGAAGAAGAAACGTGCTTCTCGTAATGCTGCTCGGGCTAAGCTTAAGAAGGCTGGAGTAGCTGTAGCTGGTAAGGATGTAGATCATAAAAATGGGAACGCCAAGGACAACAAGAAGTCTAATCTTCGTGTGCAGTCTAAGGCTAAGAACCGGAGCTTTCCTCGTACTAAGACTGCAGGTAAAAAGAAATGAAAAAAGATGCTAAGCTAGCCAAAGCAGGGGTCAGTGGGTACAACAAGCCTAAGCGTACTCCAGACCATCCTAAGAAGTCTCACGTTGTTGTGGCTAAAGAAGGTGACAAGACTAAGACTATCCGCTTTGGTGAACAAGGCGCTAAGACTGCAGGTAAGCCTAAAGCTGGTGAGTCTGACAAGATGAAGAAAAAGCGGGCTAGCTTTAAGGCTCGTCATGGTAAGAATATTGCCAAGGGAAAGATGTCAGCAGCCTACTGGTCGGATAAAATTAAGTGGTGAAGAAACTTAAAAGTGGCAAGTTTGCTAAAGACTGCCCTGAGTGTGGAAAACAACAAGCGTACCTACGAAAGTGCTACGCGGTAGAGTCAGAGAAATTAGGTAAACGATGCAGAGCTTGCTCTAACCGAGACCCAGAGAACAACGGACACAAGGGTTACTACAAGGGAGTATTGCGTAAGTCTTTTGCACATAAATATAAGATTGGTGCAGAGACAAGAGGTATAGACTTCACAGTGTCTTTTGAGTATCTAGCTGACCTACTTATCAAACAAGATTTTGAGTGTGCTCTCTCCGGTATCAGTCTCGACGCAATGAGATTGAATAACAACGCCTCCCTTGATAGGATTGATAGCTATTTAGGTTACATAGAAGGCAATGTACAGTGGGTTACGTCTGAGGTGAATATGATGAAACAATCCTATAGCCAAGAAAGGTTTATTGAAGTGTGTAAAGCTGTGGCAGATAAGGCTAAGTGGTAATGGAGAATCATCATCACCCTAAGTCTCGTAATACTGGTGCTCTTGTAGCTTCTACTGCTACTGGGGCTAGTGGTACTGTACTCTATACCTGTCCAGCTAAGAACAAGGGTGAGGTACATCTTCTTACCATCTCTAATCCTAAGACAGTGTCCATCAGCGTAACGGTAGAAGTCTATAACTCCCAAGCTGGTGATTACTATAAGGTAGTAGATACATTTGGTGTTGAACCTAACTCTATTCTTTATGTCGTCAACAACGAAGATAAGATATTCCTAAACCCCACAGACAAGATTATAGTTAGCGCCTCTATCGGCAGTAACCTCACTTCCTATATTGCTGTCAGGGAAACCTACGGGGAGGCACTAGCTTAATGTCTGACTATTTTATAGGTGGTAGGGTTACTGGTGTTGACTTAAGCAAACTCAGTATCCAAGATGCTGCTGCACTGAAACAAACTGAACTACTCTTTGATATGAGGTCTGAGTTCAGGAAAATGAATTTTCTACTGGAGTTAATCTCTGGGGTAGAAATAGATAAGGAATCTTTCGATGGCGATAATTGAAGACGGCACTGGCGCTGGCTACACAACTAAAGTAGACAGTAATAACCGACTCTATGTAACTGCAATTACGCAGACTGCTGAGCATTTCTCAAATACTATTAATGGTCAGGCTTACCACATCGTAGTAGAAGAAACTGCTACTGGGACCAATGATGTTATTTTCTACTTGCAGAACACCAGCGTAGAAAACAACCTTATTATCGAGGGTTTTGATTACCGTGTAGCTTCTGCAGAAACTCTGGAAGTTTACCGTAATCCAACTGGCACTACAGTAGGTGGGACGACAGTTCTTCCAGTAAATGCCAATACCTCTTCTGCTAGGACCCTCTCTGCTACTGTGGAAAGTGGATCAGATATCACAGGACTGACTAACGGACAACTGATTGACCGAATCTTCCTGACTTCTACAGAAACAACTAACTTCAACTTTAATGTTGACTTTGTTATCGCCCCGGGTGGTTCTTTCTCACTTCGGGCAGTTACAGGCTCTGTTCAAGTTAATCTTACAATTCAATGCTATGAAGAGGTTACAATATAATGGCTGGCGTAACACTTAAGAATCCTTCAGACGGTAAGCAAGCTCTTATCTCTAACGATAATCAACTCTTGGTTCAGTCCGAGAGCCTCTCCCTCCAGCACTTTATTAGTCGCTACCGTGGACAGATGTACCAAGCTCAGTTCTTTGATGCTGGTCTTACCTCTGGCACTAATGTGGTTGGTCATCTCAAAAACAATAGCCCAACACTTAGTCTGGTCCTCGCGTACCTTCGGGTTCAAGTTCCAGTCGTAGCTGGAGGTACTGCTATTGGAAGTAATACTGCTAACTACTGGACTTTCAGCTTTGAAAAGGTTTATGCTTCAGGTGGTTCTGCAATTACTCCAGTCAATATGAACAGGTCAAGTGGTAACTCTGCAGACATAACTGCTTATGATACTAATCCTACACTGACGGGTACTGGAACAGAGTTCGACCGTATGTATGTAGACAGCAATAGTCAGCTATCCTACCGCAAGGAGGGTTCTATTATCCTCGGGCCTAATGACACAATGGATATGACCTTTATCACGGATAACACTTCTGGTACTGCCTATTGCCGAATCTCCTTTATGCTTATAGATTTGAATAACTAATGGCTATTGAAACCTACATATCAGATGCACTTAGTGGTCAACATGTAGCTATTAAGGATGTCTACCTACCAGAGGCACTAAACAGGTTTACCTTGAACTGTCTTACAACTGTAGGGCCTTTCGACTTTGTCGCCCAGTTTAAAGCTGTACAGAGGGCTTCTTCTGGTACTAGTATTGTAGCTGAGGCACCCCTAAATGGGGGTCTTATTATTACTGACCTAGTTCTTACTGCAGATCGAGTTAATGGTGCTACAACTACCCTGACACTTACTGATGGAACTAACTCAGTAAATATCTTTGGTCCTGCTGTACTAACTGACGCTCCTATTACTTTCTCCGCTAACTTTGGTGGACGTGTGCGTGGGTGGCGAGATGCTCGTCTTGAGCTAGTTACTACAGGTGCAGTGAGTTGTGCTGTCACTGTTGGCTACGTAAAAACACCTGAGGCTCTCAACTACTCTGCTTGGGACGAACTCCGTTAATTAAGGAATAAACAATGCCTAATCTAAACAAACACCGTAAGGCTATTACTGAAGCAGGGTACACTCTGAACAAGGATGGCACACAAGTAACAAACAAATCTGGCAAGACAGTTGCAGGTACTAATGATTCTGGATTCTTTTCTGGTTCTAGCACCTTGACAAAGATCTTCAAAGGTGATACAAAGGCTAAAGGTAAAAAGACAGAATCAAAGCCTGCTTCTAAGTCCTCCCCCTCAAAGAGCAAACGACCTTCTCCTCGTAGTTCTACTGAAGAGCCGACTATGACTAAAGAGCAGGCACGTAAGTACACCAGTGCTTCCCCAAATGGGACACCTACCCTAATGTCTCAGGGTGGTAAAAATGCGGAAACTTTCCAACAAGAAGCTCGAAGGACTTCTGAAGCTAAAGGGCCAGAGCGTCCTAAAGCTGCAAGCACTTCTAAGATGCCTACCTTAGAACAGTACAATGCTATGGGAAGTAAGGAGAAAAAGTTGAAGGGTCTCCCTGCGGACACTTTCCGTTTTCAACGTATGCTAAAAGCTAATGCGGATAAACTGACCGCACAAAAAAGAGATATGACGAACAAGCAGTCTACCGCAGATATGGTTGGTGAGGGTAACACGGGGATGGACCTCTCTGCATTTACTGTGGACCTTGACGCAACCGATCCCCGGAATATCCCTAAGGTTGACCTGCCTTCCCGTGAGGTCTGGGAGGATATGACTATCGCTAAACGAAAAGAACTAAGGTTGCCGCTTACTACTGCTAAATACAACCGTGCGGTCGACCGCTTGAATAAACAAAAGTCCTTAAGCCAAATAAGAGCGATAGGGTATTAACATGACAGAGAAACAACAGAAGTTCCTAGACGTACTCTTTAATGAAGCCGAAGGTGACTTTGTTAAAGCCAAGAAGCTTGCTGGCTACAGTGACAACACCCCAACACGGGAAATTGTAGACTCCCTCGAAGATGAGATTGCTAAACTCGTAAAGAAGTTTCTAGCTAACTCTGGGGTTAAGGCAGCTTACACAATCAACCAGATCGTAGACGACCCTACAATTATTGGTGGCAAAGAACGTCTCTCTGCTGCTAAAGACTTGCTAGATCGCGGGGGTTACAAAGCCACTGAAAAAGTAGAAGTGACAGCTAAGGACCCTATTTTTATCCTCCCACCAAAGAGTTAATATGTCAAAAAAGCGTAAAGACCTTTTTAGGGTCGCTGCACCTGATAAGACCGATGTAGGTTATAAATTCTACCCCATTGTTCGTATCGGACGTTTCCTTCCCTTCGGGTACAAAGAAGACCCAGAGGACTCAATGGTACTCCTACCTGTAGAAGAAGAGTTAATCCTCCTCGAACAGGCCAAGGAGTATCTTAAGAGTTACTCCCTTCGTGATGTTTCGGCTTGGCTATCTAATAAGTCAGGACGTTACCTCTCTCACGTAGGCCTTAGCCTCAGGGTTAAGTCTGAACAGAAGAGGGCTAAGGAGTCAATCGACTCAAAGAGACTGCTGGAGCAATTCAGGTCTGCCTATAAGAAGGCCCGTAAGATTGAAGAGTCCCGGGTAGGCCGAAGAACTCCAACGGAGGAAGAACTAGATGACGAACTCTTTGCCAGCGTCTGCCAAGCCTGCCCCAATAGATGTAAGTAAAGCTCAGCAGATTATCTTCCAACCTAACCCGGGACCTCAGACAGACTTCCTGTCAGCTTCAGAGCAAGAGGTTCTCTATGGGGGTGCTGCTGGTGGTGGTAAGTCTTTTGCTATTGTTGCAGACCCAGTTCGTTATGTGAACAACCCCAAGTCTAGTAAGCTTCTTGTTCGTCGTAGTACTGAAGAACTTCGTGAACTTATCTCTATCTCTAAAAAGATGTACCCAGCAGCTATCCCCGGTGCTAGGTTCCTTGAGCGAGATAAGACTTGGGTGTTTCCTTCTGGTGCTACTCTCTGGATGTCTTATCTTGACAGGGATGATGACGTTGAGCGTTACCGAGGTCAGGCTTTTAATTGGATTGGCTTTGACGAACTTACTCAGTGGAATACCCCTTTTGCTTGGGACTACATGCGTTCTCGTCTCCGTACTTCTAAGGACTCAGGACTTGATCTTATTCAACGGGCTACAACAAACCCCGGAGGTATCGGGCACCATTGGGTAAAGAAAACCTTTATTAATCCTGCCCCACACAACACTAAGTTTGATGCACAGAGTATTGACGGAGAGCCTCTTGTCTGGCCTGCAGGTTCTAAGAAAGAAGGACAAGCCCTTTTCCAGCGCAAGTTTATTCCTGCTACCCTGTTTGATAACCCGTACCTCTCCGAAGATGGTATGTATGAAGCTAACCTGCTTTCCCTACCAGAACACCAAAGACGCCAACTCCTCGAAGGTGACTGGAGTGTAGCTGAAGGTGCAGCCTTCCCAGAATTTAATGTGAGTGATCATGTTATCGAACCTTTTGATATACCAGACTCGTGGGTTAGGTTTAGAGCAGCGGACTACGGATACAGTTCCCATACTGGTGTTGTTTGGATTGCTATTAGCCCTTCTGAGCAGCTTATCGTTTACCGAGAGTTATACGTCTCCAAAGTCACTGCAGCAGACCTTGCACCAATGATCCTTCGGGCAGAGCAAGGAGACCGTATTAGTTATGGAGTACTTGACTCTTCTCTCTGGCATAAGAGGGGGGATACAGGCCCAAGTCTAGCTGAGCAGATGATCATCAGGGGATGCCGATGGAGGCCTTCAGATCGAAGCGCAGGCTCTCGTGTGGCAGGTAAGAACGAACTACACCGTAGGCTTGCAATAGACGAGATGACAGAGGAACCTAAGTTGGTATTCTTCAACACTTGTAGACACCTCATTTCTCAATTACCTTCTCTCCCACTTAGTAAGAATAATGCAGAGGATGTAGATACTAATGCAGAAGACCACCTCTATGACGCTCTTCGTTACGGCATCATGACAAGACCTCGCAGTGACATCTTCAGTCACACAGCAGAACACTCAAGACAAAATGGCTTCCAAGCTGCAGACTCAACCTTCGGGTACTAAGGAATAGAAAATGAACGTAGAAGTAGACGAAGAGAATCTCATTGGCGTTAAAGACACCACTGGAGAGTATGCAACAGATAGTTCTGCTGGCAGTATCGTAAGCTATGTGACTGAACGGTTTAATAAGGCTGAAGATGCACGATATGCTGACGAAGAGCGTTGGGTACAAGCTTACCGTAACTACCGTGGTATCTATGGACCTGACGTACAGTTTACTGACTCTGAGAAGTCTCAAGTCTTTGTCAAAGTAACTAAGACAAAAGTACTAGCTGCTTATGGTCAAATCACTGAGGTACTTCTTGGTGGTGGTCGATTCCCTATTACTATTAATCCAACTACTCTCCCTGAGGGTGTGGAAGAAGCAGTACACGTAGAGAATGCACCTAATGTAGCTGAGGCTTCTCAACAAAAAGGTTTGGAACCACTACTCCCCGGTGAGACTGCTGCAGAGTACCGTGAACGTCTTGGACCACTCAAGAAAGAACTTGAGGTCTTTGAGAACCTTATTCCCGGTCCCGGTCAGACTCCCACCTCTGTTACCTTTGAACCTGCTATGGTTGCAGCTAAGAAGATGGAAAAGCAAATCCATGACCAACTAGAAGAGTCTAAAGCACTTAAGCACCTTCGCTCTGCTGCCTTTGAGTGTGCCCTCTTTGGTACTGGTGTAATGAAGGGTCCCTTCGCCCACAACAAAGAGTACCCTAACTGGGATGAAGAAGGAAACTATGATCCTACCTTTAAAGATGTACCTATGGTATCTAATGTATCTATCTGGAATTTTTACCCAGACCCTGATGCAAATACTATGGAAGAAGTCGAGTACACAGTAGAACGCCACAAGCTCTCTCGATCTCAAATCCGTGGCCTCAAACGCCGTCCTCAGTTCCGTAGCAATGAGATTGATATTGCCATTAGTATGGGTGAGTCCTACACTAAAGAGTGGTGGGAACAGGTAATGGAGGATGACTCTCAAGATTCCAACTCAGAGCGTTTCTCTGTACTGGAGTTCTGGGGTAACGTAGACCGTGATGTCCTCAAAGATCATGACGTAAAGATTCCAGCTTCCCTTAAAGATCGTGAAGAGATTAGCGTCAATATCTGGATTTGCAATGGTCGTGTACTTCGTCTTGTCATGAACCCTTTCACCCCTGTCAATATCCCTTACTATGCAGTTCCTTATGAAGTGAACCCTTACTCTATCTTTGGTGTAGGTGTAGCTGAGAATATGGAAGACACACAGTTGTTGATGAATGGCTTTATGCGTATGGCTGTTGACAACGCTGCACTCTCAGGTAACTTGATCTTTGAAGTAGATGAAACTAATCTGGTTCCCGGTCAGGACCTTAAAATGTATCCCGGTAAAGTCTTTCGTCGTCAAGGCGGTGCCCCCGGTCAGTCTATCTTTGGTACAAACTTCCCTAACGTCTCTAACGAGAATATGCAGATGTTTGACAAAGCTCGTGTACTGGCTGATGAGTCTACAGGCTTCCCCTCCTTTGCACACGGTCAGACAGGTGTTAGTGGTGTAGGACGTACAGCCTCTGGTATCTCCATGCTTATGTCTGCTGCTTCTGGTTCTATCCGTACAGTGGTTAAGAACGTAGATGATTACCTTCTTGCCCCTCTGGGTAAGGCACTCTTCAACTTTAACATGCAATTCAACTTCGACCCAGACATTAAAGGTGACCTTGAGGTTAAGGCTTCTGGTACTGATTCCTTGATGGCTAATGAAGTACGTAGTCAACGTCTTATGCAGTTCCTTGGTGTTGTCCAGAACCCTGCACTTGCACCATTTGCTAAGATGGATTATATCATTCGTGAGATTGCACGTAGCATGGACCTTGACCCTGAGAAGGTTACAAACTCTATGCAGAAGGCTGCAATCCAAGCTGAGATTCTTAAAGGCTTCCAAGCTCCTGCTCCCGAGGGTATGCCTCCCGGTGGACCTCCCGGTACTCCTCCTCCCGGTGGACCTCCTGCTGGTGCTCAAGCTAGTGATCCTACGGGTGCTGGTGGTGGTACTATTGGTACTGGTCAGGCTCCTGTCCCCGGTGAGCAAGGCTTTAGTGGTAATACTGGTGGAGGTATGCCACAATGAACCTAAAACCCTTCGTGAACGACAAAGAACTCTGGCAAGCTTTCAAAGAAGAAATCGAGACCCGTATCCGTATGGCACACCGATCACTAGAGCAGCATAAAGAGTATGGGGACCTTCGTGCTACCCAAGGTAACATAGAGGCCCTACGTTCTCTGCTGCAGCTAAGGGAGAAAGTAAATGGCGGATAAGAAGCTTGAGTTAAAGAACCCAATTACAGAACACCACAAGAAATCTCTGTCTGAGGGTAAATACGTCAAGAATGAGGATGGCTCCACCTCTACAGTACGAACAGTTATTATGGGTGATGGGAAATACGAGTACCTAATACCTACTGTTTGGGAAGGTGAGATACTTTCTGATGAAGAAGCTTTTAAGAGGGCTATGTCCAGTGGGGTTAATTGGCCTAAAGCTACTGCAGGTGAATCTGGGGTAAAAGCCCTAGAGGACTTGGATAGAATTATCCATGAAGATATTAATAAAGATAAGTATGCAGAAGGTGGAGTAGTACCAATGGAAAAACAAATGAGCCTCTTTGAAGAAGGTGGGATGGTTGATGATGGGATGGACGTTGATCCGGTAAGTGGTAATGAAGTACCCCCCGGCAGTCAAGCTGAAGAAGTCCGTGATGACCTAGACGCTAAGTTGTCTGCTGGTGAGTACGTTGTACCTGCTGATGTAGTCCAGTACTTTGGTCTTAAGTTCTTTGAGAACCTTCGTTCGGAAGCCAAAGGTGATCTGGATAAAATGGATAAAGAAGGTCGTATGGGTGGTGAACCATCTGAAGAGCCTGCCATGGGTGGTGAAGAAGAACTCTCTCCAGAAGAAATGGCTATGCTCGAAGAGATTATGGGTGGTGCCCCACAAGGTCAACCAGAAATGCAAATGGCTGAAGGTGGTGCAGTAGAAACACCATCACTTCCTGCATCTACCTTTAACCCTACTGATTGGGCCTCTGTAGGCTCGTCCTACGGCTCAGGGAGTGCCACCTCTGCTGGTTCAGGTAGGGCTACCTACAAAACGTATGTAGGACCCTCTGGTGAGTCTCGTTTGATCCTCTTTGTTGATGGTAAACCTGATACACCTATCCCAGAAGGTTTCACACTTAAAGAAACTGCAGCAGAAGCTCAACAAGAAAAGTCTGCAGAGTCTACTGAAGCTGAAGCAAAACTTCTTAATGAATTGGCCAATCGTGGTCCAGCTGAAGAAGGTAATGATGAACCTTCCCAGAGTTGGGGTGAAGCTAACGCAGAAGCTCTCGGTAAAGACCCTAATGCCGTAGGTTTTGCTGCTCTTGGTAAAGATACGATAGGGGATGGTATTATGGGTATGGCTCCCGGCGTTGTAGGGGGTCTTGTAGGGCTAGGGAGCGCGGGCCAAAATGTCGCAGCTGTAGCAGCAGCAAATGCATCATCTCGTATCGGAAAGGATATGGGTGAAGATACTACAGCACTAGACGCCAGTATTGCAGAGGCTAAAGCTGGTTGGGGCCGTACAGAAAATGCCATTAACTCTATTTTTGGTTCTGACGGTGACAAAGCTTATAATTCTTATCAGGAAGCTAAGGCAGAAAAAACTGGTACCACTACCACCACTCCTACAGCTACTCCTACAGCCACCCCTACAGAGACTTCAGGTCAAGCGGAAGCTGCTCCTACAGGCCCATCTGCAGGTCCAGAAGAAGGTCTCGGTGGTGGTCAAAGGAATAAAGGTGGTTTCGTAAAGAAGCCTACACCTAAGAAAACAACCAAGAAGAAAACTACACCAAAGAAAAAAGGTCTAGCCTCTAAATAAAGATAGAGACAATAAGGCTACCCTGCAATCACGCAGGCCCCAACATAAGGAAATAAAATGTCTAATAAAGTAATGATCAAACCTAACTCTGTTCGTCCTAATCAAGATCGGATTAAGCGAGAAGAAGCTGAACTCGAAGCACTGATGAAAGGTGAAGCTCCTGTAGAAGAAGTTGAGCAGGAAGAAGAAGTTGTAGAAGAGACTACGACAGAAGAGAAGGTAGAGGCTAAAGAGCCTGAGGATGAGACACTAACTTCTGAGGAGAAAACCTTTAAGAAACGTTATGGTGATCTTCGCCGTCATGCAGCTAAAGAGAAACAAGAACTAGAAGATCGTATCTCTGCCCTTGAGCGTCAAGGTAAAGAAGTTAAACCACCTAAGACAGAAGAAGAGCTTACAGCTTGGGCTAAGAAGTATCCTGATGTAGCTAGTATTATTGAGACTATTGCAGATCGTAAAGCCTCGGAGAAATTTGAAGCTGCTGATGCCCGTCTTAAACTACTGGATGAACGTGAGGAGCAAGCTAACCGTGCTCAGGCCGAAGCTGCTATTATTAAAGCCCATCCAAACTTCAATGAACTTAAGGGTTCTGACGAGTTCCATGATTGGGTAGCAGAACAACCTAAGTGGGTACAAGATGCACTCTACGAGAATGAGGACGATCCTGATTCTGTTGTACGTGTTATTGATTTGTACAATGTGGATAACGGTCTTACACCTTCTGCACGTAAGAAGTCTACCCGTGAGGCTGCATCTGCAATCCCGTCTCGTCCCGGTTCTGCCCCCAAGGTAAATGCAGGTCAGGCTACCTTCCGAGAGAGTGATGTCCAGAAGATGACAGATAAGGCTTTTGAGAAGAATTGGGAACAGATTCAGAAAGACATGAAAACCCCCGGTTTCTACGATCTAACTGGTGGTGCACGTTAACTTAAATTATTGCTTGACTTCTAAGTAACAAGCAGTATAACTTAGGGTACGAAGGAGAATAGGGCCTCCCACTGTGGACACCCCTATCTCTTTTATCCCCAAATACTACAAGAGTAAACAATAAGTAGAATCACCTGCCTGAGTATAGGCCCGTTGATATCAAAGTTGGCCGACTGAGATATTGATGCACCCTAGAAACCGACAGCCTCTTCTTGTATGTCTTTAGCTCTAATTCAGCCAAATATCATAGGAGAATAATGATGGCTTTTGCAACAGCAGGAGGTTATGGTAACCTTCCAAACGGTAACTTCAGTTCCGTTATCTACTCGAAGAAAGTCCAACTGGCTTTCCGTAAGTCTACAGTCGTAGGCGATATCTCTAACTCTGACTACTTTGGTGAGATTGCTTCTCAGGGTGATACAGTACGTATTATCAAAGAGCCTGAAATCACCGTAAGTGAGTACAAGCGCGGCTCTCAGATTCAAGCACAAGACTTGGATGATGAGGACTTCTCTCTGGTAATCGACAAAGCTAACTCTTTTGCTTTCAAGATTGACGATCTGGAAGAGGCCCACAGCCACGTAAACTTCATGGACCTTGCTACTAACCGTGCAGCCTACCGTCTGGCTGACCAACACGACCAAGAAGCTCTGGGTTACCTGTCAGGTTATAAGCAGTCCGCTCTGCACTCGAACGCAGACACTGTGAATGACGTTGTGAACGGTTCTAAGGCAGTCTCTACTGCTGGTTCCGATGAACTGCTGACTTCAATGAAGATCATCAAAGGTAGCTTTGGTAACATCACAACTGGTTCTGCTGGCGATCACTCGATCCCCGTAGCTGCTCGTTTGCCCGGTGCTACTGCCCTGCCAACAGAATATGTCTCTCCGGTTATGTTGATTAACCGTATGGGCCGTCTTCTGGATCAACAGCGTGTTGATAAAGCTGGCCGTTGGTTGGTGATTGACCCAGTACTGATGGAAGTTCTGCAGGACGAAGACTCTCGTTTCCTGAACGCAGACTTTGGTGATTCAGGTGCCCTGCGTAATGGCTTGGTTCTGAATAACTGGAATGGCTTCCGCGTCTACGTCTCTAACAACCTTCCCGTTGTTGGTGGTGGTGCTGCTACAACTGGGGTTGCTAACCAGAACACTGACTATGGTGTTATCGTAGCTGGTCATGATTCTGCTGTAGCAACTGCTGAGCAAATCAACAAGACAGAGACCTACCGTGACCCTGACAGCTTTGCTGACATTTGCCGTGGTCTTCATCTTTACGGTCGTAAGATTCTTCGTCCAGAAGCGCTTACAACTGCTAAATATAATCTCGCATAAGGAGACCTAGACGATGGCTACTATTACTACATACGTACAGGCTGTTGGCGGTCAGGGTAATCCCGGTCGTAAGCCTTACTTGGTTGAACGTGAAGTTGATCTTGTAGCAGAGGGTCCTGCCCCCTCTACTGCAGATGTTCTTCAAGTTCTGTCTATCCCAGCGAATACCATGATCATGGCTGCTGGTGTTGAAGTCCTCGAAGTTGCAGTCCAGAATACTGGTACTGACGCTACGGTTGACGTTGGCACTTCCACAGATGATGATGAGTGGGTTGTGGCATTTGATATTGACGGTGCTGCCGTTGGTGCTTATGGTCCAATCTCTGCTGCTGCTACTACGCAGATTGATGGTGCAGCTAATACGCTGGACTTGACATTCGCTGGTACAGGTGCAAGCTTCACTGCTGGTAAACTCCGTGTCTTCGCAATGTTGATGGACGTTGACGGCATGGGTGGTTCTAAGACTGCTGCTGAAGTTGCCCGCGACCAAGTCTAAATAAAGATCGGGGGCTGCTTGAAAGGGTGGCCCTCTTTCCCCTTTTTATCAAGGAAACTCAATGTCAAACTTCGTTACTCTTACAAATCTAGTGCTGACAAGGTTGAACGAGGTTCCTTTGGACACTGGTGGTGAAGGATTCGCTACAGTACGTAATGTCCAAGCTCTCGCTAAGAATGCAGTTAATAATGCAATCTATGAAATCTGTCAGACAGGTCAAGAATGGCCTTTCCTGAAACAAGCATACACAGAGACTCTAGTAGCAGGTACGAAGACTTATAACTTCCCTTCAGACTACTCCTCTCCTGACTATGATACCTTCTTCCTAAAAAAGAATGATACACTGGGTGCTGAACCTCGTACACTAACACCACTTACTTTTGAACAATATATTCAGAACCATAAGATTCAAGATGAGAATGGAGATAGTGGTACAGGTATCTCAGAGCCTTACTTCGTGTATCAGACCTACGGTGAAGCCTTTGGTGTCACCCCAGTACCAGATGCAGCTTACGAAGTAGAGTACACTTACTGGAAAATTCCTACAGCTCTTACTCTCTACAATGATGAAGCGGTAGTCCCTGCTAGGTTTAACCATATTATCGTTGATGGTGCTATGATGTACATGATGCGGTTTCGTTCTAATAATGAATCTGCAATGATCCATAAGCAAGCCTTTGATGCTGGTATTGGAACTATGCGTCGAGTTCTTATTGATGAACCTTTGGATGCTAACTCTACTATGATTCAAGGTAAGAGAAAAGGACGACTCAATTAATGGATGATATCCGCTCTTTTCCAGTTTCTTGTACAGGCGGATTGTATACGAGTCTTGATGTTCTTACTCAAGCAACGCAACTCCCCGGTACAGCTATCCGTCTGATTAATTATGAGCCTTCCATTCGTGGAGGGTATCAACGTATTCAGGGGTTTACTAATGACTATGGGACTCTTCCCGGCACTGGCACTACTCTAGGTCTTGTCGTATTTGAAGACCTCAATGATGGCATCTTTGGCTGCAGGGCACCAACAACAGGTAATAACTACTTCCACTACTGGGACAACAATACATCTGCTTGGGTAACACCTACAACTGTTGGCTCTCCTACTATGACTGGTGTAGCTAAAGTAAGGTTTTCTAAGTTGAACTGGGGTGTAGCTAAACTGGCAATAGTTGATGGGATTAACCCACTGGCTCTCTGGGATGGTACAACTTATACTCAGGTGACTGGTGGAAGCGTACTTACTAACCCATCTCTATGTGAATCCTTTGCTAACCACTTGTTTATCTCTGGCGATCCTGCAGAACCTAATAGCCTAGTGTTCTCTGCCCCAGAAGACCCTACTGACTTTACTCCTGCTGGTGGTGCTGGGGTTATCAATGTAGGCTTTAAAATTAATGCCATCAAGTCCTTCCGTGACACTCTCTATATCTTTGGCACTAATAATATTAAAAAAGTAGTTGGTTCCTCTCTTGATGACTTCGCCCTTCAAGATGTTACTAAGAACCTAGGTTGTGTCGCCCCAGACTCTGTAGTAGAGTTTAATGGTGATCTGCTATTTCTTGGACCCGATGGTATCCGTCCTATTAGTGGTACTGATCGTATTGGTGATGTAGAGATTAACACTATTTCCAAACCAGTTCAATCTATTTTTGAGAATCTCACAGTTACAGAAGATACGACAAAGGCCTCTATACTAGTTCTTAATAAAAAGTCCCAGTTCCGCATGTTCTTCCCAGATGCTGAGTCTCTGGGTGTTATCGGTGCCCTTCGTCGTACTGGGCAAGGCGGAGTAGGTTTTGAGTTCTCTCGTCTTATCGGTATTAATATGGCCTGTGGGGACTCTAGTTACTTAGGTGATGAAGAGTATGTAATCCACGGAGACTCCAATGGTTTAGTCTACAGGCAAGAATCAGGTAATACCTTTGCTGGTACACCAATCGAATCTGTTTTCCAAACCCCATACTACCACATGGATGACCCTATCAACAGGAAAGTAGTTCATGAGGTGTACACATACCTAAGGTCTGATGGTGCTATCAATGTAACCATGGGTCTTACTTACGACTACGAAGATGAATACACACTAAGCCCTGCAGATTACAGTTTTAATACTGAAGGTGCTGCTAGTTTCTACGGCATTGCTACTTATGATGCAACTAGTATCTACGATGGTAACCCAAGCCCTCTCCGTAGGACACCTGTGGAAGGTTCTGGTAGATCGGTCTCTATTACTTATGTAACAACAGACTCACAAGCAAGTCACTCTATTGAGGCCCTAGTTCTCAGCTACGCAATGGCAGATAAAAGATAAGGATACCAAATGTCTGGATATACAAGACAGTCAAGCTCGGACCTAGTACCTACAGCGGTAGTTCGTTCTTCCCCTCTTAATACAGAATACAATAAAATCCGTGATGCATTTGCTTTTGATGCTACTGGTGTTACTGGCCACAAGCATGACGGTTCTTCAGACGAGGGTTCTTATATCCCTCTTATCGCAGACTTGGACGCTCTTAATAAAGTTGAGGTAGACACAGGCAATAACCGTGTAGGCTTCTTTGTCGAGGTATCCTCTGCGGCAGTTGAGCAAGTACGTCTCTCCGATGGTCTTTTTGTACCTGTTACCACTAATGATGTAGACCTTGGTTCTGCTACAGCTAAGTTTAAGGACCTACACCTCGCAGGGGATGCTAACGTAGCAGGTGACGTAAATGTTACTGGTGCTCTCGTGGGTGCTGTTACAGGGGATATCACAGGTAATGTTACAGGAGACCTTACAGGTAATGTTACTGCTGGTTCTGGTGAGAGTTCTTTCACTAACGTAACTATTAATGGTACACTGGATGTAACCAACACCCCTATTACTAACGTCTCTGATCCAACCTCCGCACAAGAAGCTGCAACAAAGAACTACGTAGACACTGCAGACGCACTTAAGTTGAATCTTACTGGTGGGACTCTTAGTGGTGAACTTGCTATGGGTACATCTAAGATTACAGGGATGGGTAATCCCACACTAGCTCAAGATGCAGCTACTAAAGCCTATGTTGACTCCGAAGTCTCTGGACTTATTGATGCTGCTCCCGGTGCACTTGACACCTTGAATGAGCTTGCTGCTGCTATTGGTGATGATGCTGCTTTCAGTACAACTATTACTAATAGTATTGCAACTAAACTACCTCTGGCTGGTGGAACCATGTCAGGTGCCATCGCTATGGGCACCTCTAAGATTACTGGTCTTGGTAACCCCACCCTAGCTCAAGATGCTGCAACTAAGACTTATGTAGATACTGCAGATGCACTCAAGTTGAACCTTACTGGTGGTACCATGAGTGGTGCTATCGCTATGGGTAACTCACAGATCACTGGTCTTGCAACTCCTACTACAGGTACAGATGCTACTACTAAGACTTATGTAGATGGTATTCTTGGCTCTGGAGAAGACGCTACCGCTGCAGCCGCTGCTGCCCTTGCCTCTGAACTTGAAGCTGAAGCAGCAGAAGCAGCCGCAGAAGCCGCTCGTGATCTAGCCCTAGCATACCGTGACAGCGCAGCCGTAAGTGCAGCCCTCGCAGCAGCCGAAGCCGCAGGGATTGTAGGTTATGATCTGAGCGCCATTGCGGACACTATTGCAGCCACAGCAGTTGATGTATTTGTCTATGACACCACGCAGGACAGTGACGGAGGTGCATGGCGTAATCGGTGCCAGCAAACGTCTTGGTATAATGAGACCCTGAACACAGCCACACGAGGCGCACGGCAGGAGTTTCCGGTTAAGGCGTTGATTGTTGCAGAGGCTACCAAGGTCACGATTTATGATCTGGATGATCCTGCTGTTCCAATGTGGCGCATAACTAATCAACTGGCAGGGACACTGCCGCAGTTTTTCCGTGGTGGGTACTCAGTCACAAGTTTGTCTGCGATCAACGGTGTTATTGCTTGGGGTGCAGATATCGGCAGCGACCTTGTGACAAACGGACTGTGCTTCTTAAATTTTGCGGGAGATTTTATTGGTAGGTACGGAGGAAACGCCGCCCATACAGGCATCATCACGCCGCTAACCGGGGATCAAAGCACAACAGCAACATTGGACCTTAGCCTGCCTTTGTTAGTGAACGGGCAAGCCAACGATGTAGCCATCACCACACTCCCCGGCGCACCCATTGACGACCAGACGGGCCTGCCAGTGCCTACCATTGCGGTTGGTACAGACGGCGGTTTGAGTGTCATTAAGGATGATGGGACTGTTGTTGATATTTCATTCGCTTCAGAGGGCGTTGTCGGGACAGTCAACTTCGACAGTGAAAACAGGATTTGGATGACCCATGGTGCCTTTATAGGATCATACCAATCTTACAACCGAGTTTTTGACATACCTGATACAGATTTGTCCCTTACCAGTGGTTTTTTATCACTACCAGAGGATTTAGTTTATATCGGAGGAACCATTAGTGCCTTCGGTGAACTGAAGTATAACATTGGTAACGATGGGTCGGCGGTGTCGAAAAATCTCCCCGGTGTTATCAGCACCAACACTGCTGGGCTTACATTCCTTGCCCTTGATTACACCACCCCAGCAAACGGCATGGTTGCCTACACAGCCCACGATTACGCCACAGGCTGGATGCACGGTGATATCAAAGGCGCGTTCATGTGCGAGGCATCCGAGGATGATCTGGTTGGTATAGAACTGGTCACGAATGGGACGTTTGATACTGATATTACTGGGTGGACTGAGGCTTCTGCTGGCTCTGCAACAATAAGCTGGAATGCTTCGGGTTACATTGACTTGAATGGGGCGGCTGACGGAAGAGCACAGGCAGACCAGTCATTTACTACGGTTGCGGGGAATACGTATGTGTTTTCTTGTGAGGTGACTGATACAACACCTTATCAAATTAGTGTGGGAACATCAGCGGGCGGCAATCAGTTGGTTACTGACTCTGATGGTGCGGGTGACAGTTATTTCACCTTCGTTGCCACAACAACAACAACACATGTTCGTTTGCGATCCCGGCAAGTTTCTGAGACAGTTTCGATAGACAACGTATCCGTAAAACTCGCCAACGAGGACCGCAGCGTCAACGCAAATGGCTTGGCAGTCAACGGGACAATCACAGTCGCCCCCGTGGAGACAGGCGCAGAGACGATGGCCTATTCCGGGTTCTCTGCCTCAAACT